TATTCGATACTGCAAAACAAAATCAAAAAGAAAGTGCAAATATTTTTACTCGGTTTTGTAATCGTTTGAAAATGTAGCCAATAAAATTGCATTGATTTATAACTTAAAATTTATTTACCTTTGCTATCATGAGACATTTAATACTCTCAGATGGCCGCATCATTCAAGCATCAGATATGGTGGCCGAGCACTTACTTACTAAGAAGGGCGCGAAGGAATTAATATTGCAACCAATTAACACCCCTCAAATATATGCCGATCAAACCGGAGGAAGCACTGGAGATAGTGAACTTCCTAAACTTAAACGAAGCCGAGAACCTCGAGGAAGCAAAGGAGAAGTTCCAGGAGAACTGGGTAAACAGCAAGGAGCTAAGCGAAAAGCTCGGAAAGATTAATGGCACAATTGCCCACGTTGCTAAACGAGCTTTTGAGCCCTTCGGAGTTACGCTCACTGAAGAAGATTTCAAAGACAAGAAGGCGCAAGATGTTCTACGCATGGCATCCGAGCGAGCTCGAGAGGCTTATGAAAAGCAGCAAGAAGAGTGGCAACAGCGAGCCGATAAGTCAGGCAGCGAAGAGCTGGTGAAGGAGTGGGAAAAGAAATACAAATCGCTCGAGAAGAAAGTGACCGACATCGACTCAGCCCGGCAAGATGCCATTAACCAGTTCGACCAGTTCAAGCTAAAGATGGCAGAGGAGCAAAAGCAGAGCAAGATAAACCACACCTTCGAGAAGGAGCTATCAGCAATCAAGCTCGACCCATCGGTGAATGAGTTTACCATCAAAGGCTTCAAGGCTACCATCGGGGAGAAGTACGCAATCGACCTGGAAGAGGACGGCAATGTATTCGTGAAGGATAAGAACAGCGGCGAGCGATTGAAGAGCAAAGAGAAAGCCGGTTCATTCCTGAACCTCTCCGATGTGTTGCTTGCCGAAGCTACGGCGGCGGGCATCATTATGAAGAACCCATCAGCCGGGCAGCGTGTGCCGAGACCGGGGCAGGCTATCATACCTCCGATTGAAGCACAGACGGACAAGCGCATGAAAGGTGTTAACCCTCGATTTTTCACCAAATGACAATCAAGCAAGCCTATAAGATATTGAAGCATCACGCTGATTGGCGCGATGGCAGAATAGCCGAAATGGTAAGCCCTGCCGACCTTACAAAAGCACTTGAGATTGTGCTTGCGTATCTCGAAAATAAACTAACACAGAGCGCTCATGCCTGAATATGAAGGTTACAATGTCACGGTATCCGATCGCGCTGGAAAGAAGTATAAAGCGGTAGACGATGACGGCAATGAGATTCACTTTGGCGCTGAAGGGTATCGGATTAACCCCGGCACGGATGCAGGCAACTCTTACTGCGCTCGTAGTAATGGCATCCCTTCTCCGAAAGGCTCGGCGAATTGGTGGGCTCGGCAGCTTTGGAGCTGCGAGGGGCGAAGGTCAGTAAGTGATAAACCTTTTTTTGGTAAAATCGAATTGCCTTAGTATATTGCGGTTCGTTCTTTATTCGTTCATACTAATTGTTTAGGCACAATTTGAAAAGGCTTGCAGCAATGCAGGCTTTTTTTATTTATCTTTGTAGCATCTATGATGTAGTGAGCCGCAACTTATCGCGGCAAAGTAGGCGCACCTGTCGGCCTTTGCAACTGGCAGAAACTCCAAACTACATTAATCATGTCTATATCTCGCATTCTATCGGAGTGTCCTAATGTGCAAATGTCACTTAGCGAACTCTTCATCGAAGTTGGACAGCGTGAGCAATTGCCTTTCTTAGAGTTCTTGCTTTCGCCTGAAAACGCAAAACTAATCCGCACTGAGGTTGCACCCGGTGGCGGTAAATTAAAAACAGTACAAGCTCGTTGGATTCAGCGTTTACCTGAGACCGAAGTTGAGACAGATGGTGACATCTTAGCTTGTACCTCAACGAACACTTACGGAGACAGCACAACCACGTACACGTTGGATGTGACTGATACGTACCAAGCATCTCAGCTCATCAATGCTGCTGCAATCGCTCGCCATTGCCAGGAGAACTCTCGCTATGTGCTTGAGTCGGTAATGCGTTTGATGGATGTACTTGACCGCAAGGTAGCTTCCGCTGCCGCTGTTCAGGCTGTTGCCGACATCGGATCGTGGGGCACTGAGGTGTCAGGGTACTACACTGTAACTGGTGACTGCTTGGAGATTGCTACTCGCCAGACTGGTGGGCAAGCATTGAACGAGTTCGCCCTTGCTGACATCCTTCAAGCAACTCGCATGGCTAACTATCCGGGTGCGCCTGTGGTATTTGGCGGTGCTGAGATGCAGCGTTATGCTAACGCGGTGCAAGCTGGTTGCTGCACTCAGTTCGGCATCGACTTGTTGGCGATTAGCCAGCAGAACGGTTTCGGATTCGCTTACGATTCTCGCGTTGCAGCGGCTCAAGGTTCGCAGCTTAAAAACTTGGTGACAACAGCCGGAGCAATCCAGTGGTTATCATTCAACTTAGCTGATTGGAATCAGGGCATTACGCCTGTGGCTGGTTCAAACTACTCTAAGACCTTGGTGTTTACACCAGCAGGTGTACCAGTAGATTTGACCATGAAGGATGACTGCGGTAATTTGTCAATCGTGTTGACTACAACTGGAAAGATTGTAACTCTTCCGACTGACATCTACGAGTCTTCTGACAAGTATGCTGGCGTTAACTACGTGAACTGCGTTGAAATCGCAAACCCGTAATTGGGTTAATGAGCCTGCTATCCCAAGCGGATGAGGACTTGTTAACCCAAAGCGGATTGGATAATCTAACCACGCAATAAAGAGGGGGGCTTCGTGCCCTCCTTTTTTTATTTATCTTTGTAAAAACTAAAGAGATGTGCATTGAATCACTACTCGGAATAAGAGACTGCGAATCACCAGAGCCATCGACTGGGCTCTACATCGATGACCTCGGCATCAATCAAACCTTTCTCGGGCAACTTATCACGGACCAATACCGCAATGGCGTTGAGCTGTTCGAAGATAAACGAGCGTTCGCATGGCGCAAACTTTCATCAGATGTGCTAACTAAGCTCAGCCCAATGATGAAGAGCGACACGATAATCGAGAGCAAGCGCGTTGGACAAGTTGTGTCCAATTATGCCAACGTGCAGACTGCGCTTGGTGCTGGCAACTATGGCGGCATCAGGTTAAAGATTGACCCGAACACGGTTAGCTATCTGAACTTTTACCTTGCCGATATTAACCTTGCAATTGACTCGGCTAATGTGAACGTGCCTATCTTGATATTTGATATGACAACTGGCAAGTTGATTGAAACCATCACCTATGCAGAGGGCGCGCTCGATCAGTTCATCGGGAAAACATTCACCTCAGCTAAGCGTAAGATGGACATCGCCATCGTCTATGAGTCGGATATCAATACGGTTAAGTTCACGCCAAAGAGAGGCACTTGCACAAGCTGTGGAGGCGGGATTAAGGAATCGCATATCTGCCCTTTTGTGGATGCGATAGGCATCGAGCTTACAACGGATGGCACGAACGTGCTCACAAGCAAATCGAGTAAGTACACCACAGGCATGAGCCTCACGTATAATGTGAACTGCGACCGCCAAGGATGGCTTTGCTCGGTAGGTGGCACGATGGCATTAGCGTTAGCCTATGCCACAGCGGTTGAGATTTACAACTATGCCCTAACGATTAGCCCGAATCAGCGAGTGAATACAACGGTAATTGTTAATCGTGGTTCTAAGCCCTTTGCCACTGCCGATGCTTTCGAGGGTATTGTTGCAGCTCGCGACATCGCAGCAACGCGATACAGCGAAGACCTCGGCGCTACGTTGCAGAACATGCGCCTGCCTGATGATACGCATTGCTGGGATTGCAAGCGCAACATGAAGTACGTTACAGCCCTGCCATAACATGCCGACACCCGCCGAAATTCAAAAGAATCTTGATGCGCTTTATGAAGGGTGGACATCCAAGTTCACAGCCTTATACGGCCCTGTTCGTGAATTAAAGCGCATCATGTTTAAGCGCATATTCGGCACTGGCTCGAGAGGAGGCACGAACACGGCTGGCGATAAATTGCCGACTGTACCATACAAGACAACGCCGATATATGTTAGTCCGAGAAGTTTGGCGAATGCGCCGAGTAGGTTCAAAATAGGTAAGCCACCCGAAGGAGAAACTACTGGAAAGCCAATTAAGTCTCTTTACTTTCCAGACGGCTACGCACAATTGAAACAAGAAACATCACGCAAGTTACCGCTCGAATTAACTGGCAGGCTGAAGGGTGGATTTTTATCTCAAGAAGTAATTACGGAAGGATTAACAGCTGGCATCGGATTGCCTGATTCTGAAAAGGAGAAAGCGCAAGGCCTTCAGTTTGGCAATGGTAAGAGATTCAAAGGCTACGGCCCTATTTTCCAACCGACAGCGGAAGAGCAAGCCGAGATGCTTGAAGACCATGCAGCCGAGCTCGTGCAACAAATCATTAACGCAATGAATAAATGAATATACTTTCCACTATACTTGACAGGCTTAACCAACGCATTGAGGTCGGCAATATCTTCGATAAGATTTACGGCCTTAGCGAGCTTGTAGGCGAGGGCAATGATAAGGCGTGGGCGTTTTACATCGGCAACGGCCAAGCGATTCCTGTAACGGATTATGATGCGAAACAGGGCACTCTTTTTTGGGCGAAGCGTGGCAAGATTAACGTGACCAAAAACGATTCGCTAAAGCTGGCAGGCTGCCGCTCAATCTATGAGACACGCTTCTCGATGACGGCATACGCAATGGTGCGAAAGTCGCATCTACCTTGCGACTCAGCCGATGCACAGGACTGGGTGGCATCGCGGGTGCTCAGACTCATTAGCGGCACTGACCCGCAATTCAAAACTGCAATCGGGGCAATTGCTTATGAGGTAGTGCCGAGCGGGTACGCGAATGAGATTAAGTATTTGCCAGTTAACTATGAGTGGGCAGCGGTTGCAATTGATGTGGATGTCAATGTCAGCACATCGAGCGAGGACGGCTGCTATGATACTTGCCAAACTGGTGACATTCCTCTACCCGATTTCGAACCTTGCGAGCCTTGCTTGACCGAGGTTGCTGTCGATGGGGTGACAATCACAGGCAACGGCACACCAGCCGACCCGCTTGTCGCAATTGGTGGCGGTGGTGGAACACCACTGCGCACTCAGGATGAAGGCACCAACGTAAGCACCAACACAACAACGCTGAACTTTACCGGCGCTGGAGTGACTGCTTCGCTAACTTCGCCTGGAGTGGTTGAGGTGAATGTGCCAGGTGGTGGCGGTGTAACATCAGTAACAGGCACAGCCCCGATTGCCTCAAGCGGTGGGGCTACACCCGACATCAGCATTACGCAAGCTGACTCAACCACGGACGGCTACCTCAGCAGCACTGATTGGAGCACCTTCGATGGCAAGTTCGATACACCAACAGGGACAAGCGCAGACTATCTCGATGGCACCGGAGCACCTCAGCCATTCCCAACACTCACAAATGGCACGGTTACATCGGTTGCGGCAACAGTACCTAACCCGACAAACCCAGCATTCAGCGTTGCAGTACCTAACTCAACCACAACGCCAAGCATTGACATAACTGCCAATGGAGTTGTGA